GAATTATACCATCGCTTCTACGATTGTCTGCTAGGGCAGTTGGTATAATTAATTAATCCTAGAAATTAAAATGGTGGCAGAGCAAGGCTACTGCCTATTACTAGGTTAAGATTTCTCTTGATACCACCATATAAAAAAAGGGGGTAAAAACCCCCTCCCATTCGTACTTTATTACGCTCCCGGTGAACCGAATACGGCTCTCCAGTCAGAGAATCCGAAAGAATATCTTTCAGACGCTTTGAAACGCATATTTCCTGTTTCAAAATCTGGTTCCATAGAAGTTTTTAAAGGTCTTCTTTGAAACATTTTAAATCCAGAGTTAGTCATATCTGTTAAGATAAAGAACGCATCTGTATCAGTTAGATAATGGTTAACTGCATACCCACCCGGAAGTAATCCTAGGCTTTTTGTTGCGTTAATATCATTATCAGCAGTTCCAACTCTTAATTCACTTTTCAAAATTCTTTGAGCAGTAAATGCTAAGTCTTTTGGTACAATCATCTTACGAGCTTGTACAGCAACTGGAATATTTCTGTCATCCACAAAACCACCAATTGCAATAATTGCTGTTTCTAGTGAAGTTTCAGAAAGGTCAGCCGCAGTAGCTAATTCGTTAGACAAATCGCCTGCACCTAGTGAAGGGTGGTCAGTAGCACAAAGCTCTTTACCATCTCCTCCAACAAAACTTGAACTGAATGCATTGTTAAGAACATTAGCCGCTTTCACTTGTTTAGTGTAAGCCATTGAACGTGCTAATGCCGCAGTGTATCTTTTAGATAATGTATCATAAAGATTATCTTCTACAGCTTCCTCAGTAATTGAGAATGCCAAAGCGATAGTCTCGTGTATATATCTAGCAGTCCACTGTTCTGCGGCAGTATCATATTCTACTGATGCTCCCTCTGATTTAGTTGGGGCCGCACCAAAGCCAGTAAGAAGAGTTTCTTCTTCAAAAGCTCTGTCAGAATTTTCTTCTTGGAAAATTTCTGCGTGTTCACGTTCCCATCTTTTGTACTCCAAACCAAATAAGGCGTGGAGACCGGGTTCCAACTCTTTTGCAAGTTGGGCTCTATTAATAGCCATAATTTATATCTCCTTATACGCCTACATTAGAATCTTCAAAGTCAATGTGTTGGTTAAGTTCATGTTCATGAATTACAACCTCAAGGACTCCGTTGGTTCCGTATGCGTTTTTTGGTTCATTGTATAGTCCAAGAATTCGCAAATTTGCTGTTCCTGTACCAGTCGTTCCACTAATTTCATGCTTAGATTGACCTGTTGTAGTGCTTCCGGCAGTTGCAACAATATCAGCCAATTGACCAATATCTGCAAAATCAGCACTTCCTGCTGATTGTACTGCGAAAACAATGTTAGGGTCGCTGTAAACATAAGCAGTTACATCTGCACTACCTTGTGTAGTTGCACTTGCTGTCCACTGCCTGCTGAAAACTTGTTCGCCGTCTGAATTAACGTAACTGCATCCTGCAAATACGCCTAAAATTCTATCGCCTGCGTCACATTCGTCTATATATCCTGTGCTGAGTAATTTTACACAATCACCGGTAAAAATAGCCGTACTTAAACCACTTGCGATTTTAAATTCTTCTGTTCGAATAACGCCTCCAGTAAGATGTCTTACGGGTTTTAAACCGTTTGGGGCATCTAAATTTGCCATAATTTATCTCCTGTTAAAGTTATTATAATAACCCAATCAGAAAACTTTAGTCTGAATCTTTCTTTTTACCGACAGATACAGAACTGCTACGCTTTTGTGTTAGAGGCATTGATGGATGTTGTTCTTTTAATATATCAGCTTCAACGGCATTAGTTTGTTGTTTCGTTTTATTACGAAAATACTCTTCTTTAGCTTCTGCCATCTCTACTGGTATTTTAGCTAGAACTAAATCACCAGAACCAATTACACCTGCATACTTTCCAGTTTCATGCATTGGGACATCGAAATCGGGGTGTTCTTCTTTTTTAACGAATTCATATCCCTCACGTTTACGTTTAGATATGTTTCGAGCGTCATCCTCCCCACCCGCACTCACTCTTAACCATCGGTATTTTACGCTGTCAACTTTTGGTTTTGGTGCATCTAAATATGAAGGAGGTGTATAAGTTACTTTTCGTTTCTGATGAGACCTAGATGCAGTCCCTTCAGACGTGGTTTTAATATTTTTACTAGTCATTTGTGTTCCTCACAAACTTCGCATATTCACTTGGTGGCACACCCAGTTTGTTCGCCATTGCGACTTGGCTTTTGGTCAAAGCGACCCTCTTTGATGCGGATTGAGCACGGGTTACACCCGCTACGACTTGCTTGGGTTTAGCTTTTGCTGTTTTTGCAGGAAAAGATTCACCGATACGCCTGTCGAGTTCTGAGTAATAATCCTCAGACGAAGGATTAAAGCCCTCCATTTTTAATTGTGCGTCTATAGCATAGGCCGCCCCAGTCATAGCCGCATTTTCTCCAAACCATTTATTTGATTGAGCCCATTGAAGTGCTCTAGGGTCTGGTTGTTGTGCGGGTTGTTGCTGTTGCTGAACTTGTTGAGGTGCTTGAACGCTTGGATAACTTGGAACCGGTTCTGGTTCTTTATCAAACAAGTGTTTTTGCGACTCAAGTGTTTTAAGTTCAACTTTAGCATCAGCAATTGATTCTGCGGCATCTAACATTCTGTCAGATTCACCAGACTCATAAGCTGATTTATGTTCAAGGCGAGCTTTTTCCAAAAGTTTATTAGCCGATTCTAATTTAGTATCGTAATAAGTCTTTTGAAGTTTATCGTAATCATTATTTAAGGTGTTTTTTTTCTTCAACTCTTCTTCAAGTTGTTGAGCACGCCCATAATATTGATTTCTCTCTTGCTCATAGACACTTGCCTTCTTGACAAGTTCATCTATTCGTCTCTGAAGTCTAGATTTTTTCTTTGGACTTTCTTCCTCTTCTTCATCTGAAGATTTGGCTTCAACTTCCTCTGTTTCTTCTTTTTCTTCTTCAACGTCTTCTTTCGCTTCTTGAGGTTCTTCCTCAACAGCGTCTGTTGCCTCTTCTGGCTCTTGGTTGATATTCTCTAAGTTTTCTAATGCTTCTTCTGCATTAAACTCTTCGAGCTTTTCTTCCTTGCCTTCTTCGACAACTTGCATCGGCTTTTTCTTAGCCGAAGAACCGTGTACTACTTGCATAGGTATCTCCTAAGAATAAAAAAAGCCACCAGTACGGGTGGCCTCTTTTCATAGCTATAAAGCTACTATTAATGTGAAATAATTAACTTATTTCACTAACATCTGGAACTAATCCCAGAATCTCGTCATCGTTCATTATGCGTAATTCCGCTTGACCGAATTTAAATCTGTGTCCTGCATACTTACCAAACATAACATACTCACCCTCTTTACACCAAGGAGCGGACATATCATCTCTGTTGTACGCATCTTTACCTATTTCAATTACCTTACCTATTGAGGCAATTGCTCTGTGGTCTTCCACAGATTTGCTAGGTAAATAAATTCCCATATTTGTTTTATTGGCAACATCTAATACTTTTATAAGTATTCGGTGTCCCGTTGGCTTGGGATAATTTTTATTTTTTAATTCTACTTCTTCTAATTTAAAGGTTGTACTATTCATCATCTTCCTCAATATGTTTAGAAGACTCTCTTATCAAATCTCTAGCGATTTGCAAACCTCTTAGTTCACCCACAACCTTAGTATAATTTTCTGGTTGTAGTTTACCATTTGCAAAGGCATCCTTGCGGTCGGTAATTTCGTTTTCAATCTTTGTTGAAACGTGTTTAATAAATTTTGTTATTTCCACCTATGCCATTCCACCTTTAAAATATTTTTTTGCAATAGCTCTGGAATTAACTGAACCTCCACCTTTTTTCTGTTCTGCTTTTTTTAATAATTTTTTCTTTTTTTTCCTTCTATCAAAACGTGTTGCTGTTCCTGCCAAGCCTAGTGCTCCTGTTCCACCAAGTGCAAGTTTCCAACTTTCAAAAGGTGCATTAAGGTTTTTATCTACTTCTAAATCTTTTTTAAAACCTGTTTTTTTATATTCTTTTGCACTCTCTTTAACTTTATTA